TTCGAAGTCGCACAAAAAGGAATTGCATTAATTGCTCAATTGTTTGGTAAAAATAAAGCCTTACAGAAAGCTGCATTAATAGCTGATTCAGCTATAGGGGTTGCAAAAACAATTATAAGCACAAGAGCAGCAAACGCAGCAGCGAGATTAAAATACGCTTTATTACCAGGAGGTGCAGCATTAGCAGCAGCAGAAACCACTTTAAATAATGTTAGCGCAGGAATTGGAATAGCTGCAAACGTAGCAGCGACATCAAAAGCTTTGCAATCATTAGGAGGCGGAAGCGCAAACAGTTCTGCAAGTAACGGAGGAAGTGAACAAAGAGGTTCAAGTGCAGCGCCTCAAGTATCATTTCAAGCTAGTTCTGAAAATCAGATTGCTACTTCTGTAGCAGGTAGAATAAACGAACAGCCACCTTTGAAAGTTTACGTAACAGAAAGCGACATAACGCAAACGCAAGATAAAGTAAAAGCGCAAGTTTCTGCAAACACTATTGGGTAATAAAAATTTATAACATTTTTTGTTTAGATTTAAAATAAATTACTATCTTTGAATTAACTAACACTGTATGAAGATGTACAGCACTCAACAAAATTATACATTAAGAGCTACTCGATAATATCGGGATAGCTCTTTTTTGCTTTTATATCATGAAAATATACGAATTAATTTTTAACGAAGAAACACATTTCATCGATAGAGTTTCGATAGTAAACAAAGGAGCAGTTGAAGCTCACAAAGTTTATTTTTCAGAAGAAACGCCTGAGAAGATGTATTTTGCAGATGATGAAAAAAGAATAGTTTATTCAGTTGCAATGCGACCTAATAAAATGATATTTCGTAGCAATGTTTCGCCAGTTGTAGGAGTTACAGAACCAGCACAAGTATATTATACACCTGAAACAGTAGAAAAGCTACAGCAATATTATTTTAAGAATCAAAATAACGCAAGAACTAATGTAAATCATCAAAGTGAAAATGTTAATGGAGTTTATCCTTTTGAATCTTGGATTGTTAATGATGTTGAAAGCGATAAATCAAAGACTTTAGGTTTAGAAGTTCAAAAAGGTGATTGGGTAATGGGATTCAAGATTGATAATGATGATGTTTGGCAGGAAGTAAAGAACGGAAATTTAGGTGAATTGTCAATTGAAGCTCATTTAGGATTTAAAGAACAAAAACAAGAAATAAAAATGAATAAACAAAGTATTTTAAAGGACATCAAAGATTTTAATATCAAGATGGCTGCTGATTTAACTCAATTTGGCGATGTTTACGCTATGAGTTTATCAGAGGGGGAAATCGTAAGCGATGCAGATGGAAACCCTATGGTTAATGCTTCTTTTGAATTTGAGGGTAAGAACTACAAAACAGATGATATGGGAGCAATTGTTTCTATTGAAGATGTAGAAGTTGAAACACCTGAAGAAAATGCAAGCGAAACAGTAGCGGAAGAAACGCCTGCTGAGGACGTAGCAGAAGAACCTGCAATTGATTATGAAGCTGAAAACGCTAAACTAAAAGAAGAAATTGCAAATTTACAAGAGCAGTTGTCTAAGTTAGAATCTGAAAAAATTGCAGCAGAGCAAAAAATGGTAGCTATGGCAGCAGAAACCCCAGCAGCTCAGCCAATTAAAAATGCTCCTATTGAAGTTAAAATGAAGTGGGAAGATATGACACCACTTGAGCGAAGAAGATTAAGCAAACAAAATTAATTATGAGTAAAAAAGATTTTGTAAATCCGTTTGAAGTATCTTATGATGAATTTCTAAAAGCTATTCCAAAAGATGTTAAGATTAAGGATTATTTGAAAGGTAAACTTTCTGAATCACAAATTGAAATTATTGAAAGAGAAATCGAAATATTTAATAAACTAAACAAAAAATAAAAAATGGCAATTACTTACAGCAAAGTCGATATTAAAGGTGTAGCAGCAGAGCCTATTATCGAAGAATTATTATTCGAAAACCATACGTTAGGACAGGAGTTAGTAACTCTAGAAGATAACGTTAAAGCAGAAACTATTTTCACAGAATCAAGCGCTACAGCTACATTGCAAGCTTACACATCAGGCGCACCGTCTTCGGCTGGTTCTTTAGATTTGTTTGATACTACTGTTACGCCTGATAAAGTAATGTTCTATCAAGAATTCGACCCTAATACACTTCGTTTTTCTCGTTTCAAAAGAGATATGCGACCAGGAGCTTGGGAAGTATTCAGTAATGAATTTGAAAGAATCGTAATCGGTGGAATTTACGCGAAAGAAATTTCTTTAGCAATGGAAAAAGAATTCTGGTTAGGTGTTAAATCAGCTACTAAAACAGCTATTGCAGCATTAACTCCTGGAGCAGGACAAGCAGCAGTAGGAGCAGCAGAACAAGCTCAAATTGCAGCATTAACAGCTTCTCAAACTGATGGTGTTTTAGCTAAAATGATTTACAACAATTCTAATGCAGCAGCAACAGCAGGATTAGGTGGACGTGTAAAAGTAGCAGGTACAACTATCACAGCTTCAAACATTAAAGCTGAGTATGATAAAATTTATGCAGCTATTCCAGCAGTAGCCTTGGCGCAAAATGAATTGCCAATGATTTACGCTCCGTATTCTCATAAGCAATTAATCGTACAAGCTAACAATGTTACAACTGATTATACTAAACCATTTAATGTAAATGATAACGCAAGCGAAATCTATTTCAATGGCTTAAAAGTTGTTTTTGTTCCACTACCTGAGAAAGTAGTTATTGCAGCTTTGAAATCGCATATTATTTGGGCAACTGATTTAGTAAACGACTTTAATACTATGAAAATGGATTACATCGCTACTAACAGAGATGATATGTTTATTAAAAATGAAGCTACAATTACAGCTCACATCGCAAATCAAGCATTTAATGTGCTTTACATGGGTTAATAATTAATAAGGGGAGCGTAAAAACTCCCCTATTTAAAATAAAATAAAATATGGCTTGTATTACACTTACAAAAAGTAGAAAATTAGGATGCTCCACAGGGATTGGTGGTATTAAAGCTGTTACTATTGGAGCTTATGACCCATCAAAAGTTTTAGTTAAGACAGTTACAGGTGTTACAGATTTGGGTACTTCATTTGGTGTTGGTACTTTAGCAAGATTAGAAGTAAAAAATACTACAACTAATTATGTTGAAAACGGAACATCAGGAGGTGACAACAGAAGTAAATCTGTAGTTGGAAATTTACCTGTAGTTTTAAGCGTTCCAAAAGGAGCAGACATTGCAACCGTTAATTTAGTTGAAGAATTAATGAAAGGTGATATTGTTTTCTTCATTGAGAAAAACGACGGTTCAATAGTTGCGTGTGGTTCTCAATTAGGCGCACAAGTTATCACAGCAGACGACCAAACAGGAGGAGCTTTGACAGACTTAAACGGATTTACTGTTACAATCCAATCAAATGAGCCTGACTTTTCAAGAGGTTACATTTTGAGCGGTGATGCTTTAACAGACTATGCAGCAGCTTTATTAGCATACGTCTAAATAAGGGAGGTGTTTAAATCAAAAAAAGCCAGTTTTTTAATTGGCTTTTTTTATATTAATTTATTATGAAAGTACTATTTTTAAATACACCGTTTACATTTTCTTTTATACCGAGATTTACACCCGTTAATAATTCATTGTCAATAGAGTTAAGAAAAGAAATTTCTAACGACATTGTTAATTTTTCCTCTAATTTTACTATCGAAAATAGTAGATATTATGTAACTTTGGTAAATGTAGATTTTACGCCAAATGAAAAGGATAAATTTGAATTGACAATCAAAGACGGGGGCGATATAATCTACAAAGGTAAATTAATAGTACTGGCAGAAGGTACAGATGTTCAAAATTATGAATATGGAACACAATCAAACAAATTCTTCAAATAAGGTTTACGGTTTTTCGGGTGATTTAGCTTTCTCAGCTTTTCAGTCTATTGACATAAAGCCTGTTATTGGTCGTAAGTGGATAACTAACGGGGTTAATAATATAAACTTTCAACGTTATAGAGACGCGTATGATGATAGCCCAACAAACAGTTCTATTATTAATGCTTTTGTATCGTATATCTTCGGTGAGGGATTAATTAACAAAGCTAAAAGCGGAGACGATGCATATTTAAGCATTAAGAAATACATTTCGCAAGAAGATGTGTTATTAATGGCTCAGGATTATAAAACTTATGGAGGCTTTTCTTTTCAAGTAACATGGAGCTTGGCAAAAAAACCGCTTAGAATAGACTACATACCTATCTATAAATTAGGTATAAATGTTTGCGATAATATGAGCGTGAATGGTTATTGGTATTCGTGGGATTGGAGTAATCGTATGCGTTATAGACCTACATTTCACCCTAAATTCACAGGTAAATATGTAGAGGGTCAAAATCTTGAAATATTAATGGTGCGCAGACCGACAGCAGAACCATTTTTTCCTGTTCCTGATTATTTCAGTGGGATTCCGTGGGCTTCAGTTGAGGGCGAACTTGCAAATAGCGGGCTTTATCACTTCAAAAATTCTATTCAAGATTTAACAGTAGTTAATTACAATAATGGTAGAATTGAAGATGATGAATTGGCGAAAAAAGAAGCTGACAAGGTAAGAGATAAAACAATAGGTTCAGATAACAAAGGACGTGTTTTAGTTTCTTTTAATGAGGGAGCAGAAGAAGCTTTGGTAATTGATAGAATTAGTCCTCCTGAACTGAACCAACAAAATGTATTTTACTCAGAAGAAGCAGAAAGGAAATTAATTGTTGCACATTCAGCACCGCCTGTTTTATTTTCAGGAAGCAATCAAGGTAGTGGATTTAGCTCTAACGCAGACGAAAGAGCAGTTGCAATAAAAGACTTGTATAGACGACACATAAACCCGTCAAGAGAAATAATTTTGAACGGTTTGCAAAAAGTGTTCGATATTATAGATAATTCTATAGTATTAGATTTCAAAGATTTTGAAGAAGAAACTAACCTTGACACTAATAAAGAATGATACATTTACTAATACAATCAGGGGATATTACTGAAATTACAGGAGTAAGTGGTAATATCGATATTGATGCTTTGAAACCAAGTATAAACATTGCACAAAACACTAAGGTTAAATTAGCTTTAGGAATTACTTTGTATAATAAGATTGTTACAGACCATGAAAATGATGATTTATCAGGAGAGTATCTAACTATTTATAATGATTATGTAGTATTCATGTTGGCGTTTTATACAGTTTCTGTTTATCTTTCGTTAGGTGTTGCAAAAGTAGCTAATAATGGCACTTATAAAATTACTGCTGATAGTTCAACTAATTTAACGTTGAATGAAAATGCTATTTTAGGTAATAATTACGAAGCTATTGCACTTGCTTATGAAAATGCTTTTAAAAAGTATATGGAAAGCGTTAGTATTCCTGAATACAAAAATGACACGGATAATAACATAGGTAATAACCGACTAATTCAGTTATACTAATGGCACAAATAATTCATAATATAAGCACACCAAATGACGGATTAGGCGATGCGTTGAGAACTGGTTTTGACCATCAAAATCAAATGAACACCGAACTTTATACAAACAAAGTTGATAAAGTTACAGGAAAAGGTTTGAGTTCAAATGATTATACAACTGCCGAAAAGAATAAACTCGCAGGAATTGAAGCTGGCGCTGAGGTAAATGTACAAGCTGATTGGCTACAATCAGACAACACAGCGGACGACTACATTAAAAATAAACCCGCAACAGGAAGTATATTAGTTTACGGAGCTTACTCATTATCAGGGCAAGATTTAACTATAAATGCGGGTTGGGTTTGGCAAATTAACGGAGGAGTTTACACGAACACAGCTAATATTGTTGTAAATATTCCTTATTGCTCAGTAGGTTTGCAAAGGATTGATTTAATTGTATTCGATACTTTTAATAACGTTCAAAGAGTTACGGGTAACGAGGTTATAGTAAATCCTTATTCGGGAAATATTCCTGAGTCCACTATATTATTGACTACAGTTTTAATTACAGATAGTACAGTTGTAGTTGCTGATATTGTGAACCCTGTTTACGTGCCTGTCCCTAAAATACAATTCACAGCCGACGGAGTTCAAGACACTTTCGACATTGGATTAACTGCAACAATTAAAGCAGTATTTTGGAACGGAGCTTTATTAAATGACAACGATTGGAATCAGGCAGGTTCGACTTTTACATTAACTTTTATACCAGATTTAGGA